ATTTAATACAATTCCTTTTATACTTTGAATATACCAAGTAAAACCTTCTGGGTTTAAATCTCCCATATTTTGTATCCAGGAAAGTAAACCATACTTCTCTCTAAACCATCTAAATGCTTGTGAAAATGTTGGTGCTAGTACCTGACCTTCATCTTTAAAATCACTATATGAAAGACCTGCTATCCCATGACCAAGTGCAACCAAAGTAGTTCCTTGTCTGTAATGAGCTATACAAAGTTTATCAAATCCTAATTCTTTAAGAGCTAATGCTTGTTCATAAGGCACAAATTCTTTTTTCATAATGTTATAAGTTAGTATTAATTATTTTGGTGCACAAAATTGACAATACTTATCATCAATTATGGCAAGTTTATTCTTACATTTTATACAAATGTTTACTAGAATCCTGTAATTCATAACTGTCTTGTTTTAAATATTATTTGATTATTTAGTGGTTTACTAGGGACTCGAACCCATTCTCAGACCCTCCTCTCCAAAGAGATTGTGTCGTAAACCATTTTGTCCCTCTGCAACTCAGTTATAATAGTATTCCACTCATAGATGTACTCAGTTTATATGTGTTTACTAAGACTATGACAACTTAGAACACGGGACTTACACTATTGTAATTGCTCACCCTTGGGAGCTGATTAGAGGTTTTGCAATAAAGCAACCTATAAGTACATCACTTATAGTTTTAACAATTATTAATCAGGTAGTTTCACATCTTAATAAGAATAGTATTCCATCATCATATAGAAGAGCCTTTAGCCTGTATTGGTGTCTGCTTTCAAGACATAAACTCTAATAAGAGTCAACACTTTTATTCTATACAACTTCCCTTAATTCAGGTTACTTGCGGTATTCCTACCTTATTCTATTAAGAAGTCTTTATATCTACGTGAGTTGTGGTGCATTAACTGAGTCCTCGCGCCCATACTACCAATGGGAATTGAACAATACAGGCGCGATTTGACTCTCTGTTGGCTTAGCCTGACAGGATCTTTAATAACCTTCAAATGCACTAATAGGAAGCCATTCTTCATATCCGGTATTATATCTTACTAGACAAGAAAAATCTTGATCATTAACCTCAACTATTGTGACTTGACATCTTTTTTTTGTAATACTAAAATTCTCTTGAACTATTAGTGTATTACCTTTTTCAAGTTTCATAATGGTTTAATTAATTAATGAGTAAAATCCAATAAGAATAGAAGTTGATATTAATACAGCAGTTAACATTGTAATGACCTCTTTCTGATGCTTTATTAGTTTATCTTTAGCTTTAATCTGTTCTTCTAATTCTTCTAGTGATCTCATAATAATGAGTTTAGGTTAATGACTAAAATTCTTCTCTCCAACCTTTACCATATTTAAGATTAATCTCTTTTCTGGCATTATTAACTGGCTGAGAATCATTCTCTAATTGTTTTTTCTGAATAAGAATAGCTAATTCTTTTCTAATACTCCGGATCTTAGCTTCAGCCGGTGTATCTTTTCTGTATCTACGTTTAGGTTTGAAACTAGGAGTATAATCTCCTTGTGCGTCACAAACACCATTGATAAGATCTTCTGCACAGTCTCCCATACTGATGAGTTTTAAGTTAATAATGTGATTAGGAAAAAAATAAAACAGGCTTTGTTTCACCACTGCAATGATAATTCCCTCAGTACTAAGGTATATTATATAACATGCTAGTATCCTGTTATAGGCACATCCATAATAAGGAATCACACCTCTTACTTCCAGACGTTCCACCTACGGGTCTTCTCTGGATTGTTGCTGTTCATAAACTAGCTTAATTAGATTCTTAAATGATAAAATGAGTAGTGATAGCCATACGACCCAGGTCACAGAAATCTTATTTAAAAGACATGGAACCACCACTACTCAATGATAAATAAACTACCTGTCCATTTCTAAGTGGAATACTTGCTACGTTTTCGTTGAGTGTCTCCTCCAGCAAATATCTTACAATAAACAACATCCTCTTAGCAGGATTGTAACAATGATACATACACTAGCAGTAGCAAGTTAACCCATAATTACATATCCTCGGGTACTATTATTCAAGTTTTGTTACTGTTTATCTTCAGCAGGTAGTTTAAGTTTTTAAAGGTTTTCTTCAAACCATTTTTCAGTCCATTTCTGTTCTTCATTTTTATTAGGACCGTAATGACAACTTTTTCTGTAGTTATCAAGATCAGTTTGGAATTTTAGAATACCAGCAATATGCTCTTCTCTACTCCAAGTATCTTTTACTGATCTGATAGTAATAGTGTTGTCTTTAGGATTTACTTTTAATACTAATTGCATTGAAAAACTAACAGTTTTACCACCAGTATTTACAGGTAGATTATCTGGTAATCTTTCATCATACTCTACCATTACATGAGTAATAGGATCACCAGCATTATATCTTTCAATGTATTTCTCAATAAAAGATTGTGATGGTTGAGGTAAAGAAATAGAATTTACATTTGGATTAGTAAAACCAATCATTAATGAAGTATCTGTTGTAGCAATGATTTTCTTATCTTCTTCATTTAGATATCTTAATGCTGTTGCAGTTACTTTAATAACTGTTTCTTTAAGACCAGTTTTTGAGTCTTTTATAACAGCATAATCACCTTCTTTAATAGGTTCATCTGATAAGATGTAGAGGTGATAAGCTTTATCTATCCTTCCATAAGGATAAGGATTATAATGTAATTTACCATCAGGGTGAGTCCATAGTCTATTCTTTGCTTCTTCTTTAGTAGGAAGCATAACTATTGGGCATTTCTTTAACTGTGTCATACGATCTTAAGTTTTAGATTGTTAGTAAAATAATACACCCTGATTATGCAGGAATTTCATTTAAGAGATAGTCGCGGTATTCCAACCAGTATCTCAGCCCCTGAACACTACTTAGTTCATAAGTTTGGTGTAGATCCTGAACAAATCATTTGTCAGTAAATGGCCTTGGTACACCTAGGCTATGTTAGATAAAAAATACAAATAAATGTGTTCAGCTGTAACTTCATTTAACGGAGTTTCACCGACCCATGCCTGAGCTATACTTCGTCACAACTGTTCACATTAACTCTTCCATGGTAACGCGACAATACAATCTAATGTATTAGTGGGGTTAGTGATGAAAGAAGTATTAAAAGAACCCAAGATCCCGACAGCACTCTATACTTTATATATAGTATAGTCATTGCTCAAACCAGGATCTGGAGGTTCTTTGATAAATGAAATAATTACAGCCCAATGTCCCTTTAATTCAACCTTCTCAGGTTTCAACATACCCTTTAGCATGTCCTGGATCATTTAGATTAATCTTCTTCTCTAGTGGTAAACTCTTGGAGAAACTTGGAACCTGTCCATCCACTTTGAAGACTATAATTAAAAGAAGCTGGTTATCTGAACACCAGCAAACGCCTGTAACTTACAGGATAGCACACCATTCAAAGTAGGGTACACCGCACTTATTAAGATTAAAGTAGTATTATTCAAATGAGTTATCTGTTCCCTTATCCACCACAGATATAAGGTTTTAGATAGTGTATTTACACTAAATGTTTTTCAGCAATCTCTCTTAAACCAGTCTTCTAGTTACCTAGGTATCTAGATTAACCTCTCAAGTTTCCCTCAACTTCCTGGTTAGTGGAAGTGTTTACTCTATACTTAATGATTAATGGCCCACTTTGGAGCATTTAAACTATTTTAAACTACTTAAAGATTTAGCCGATACCTAAAGATGCAGCTTCTGTATGCATTCTAGCTCGGCAAACACTAGATTAGGGTATTTTAAAGATTGTCCTGGATAAGATAAGAGTTCAGACTATCAGCATGTATTGTATCACACTGACCTAAGTCACTCTCTATTATGATTGAATTACCATCAAGGATCATGTGATACTCAAATTCTTCATAATGATTTACCTTCTCTGATTGAGTCATATATCTATAACCTAAAAAGAGTATGATCAAGAAGATCAATATTTTCTCCATATTATATGGTAATTAAGTTAGACAAGATTGATTAGGATATAGTGATACCCACCAGCTACTGCTGTAGAACCTAATTAAAAAGAAACGCTAATTGAGTTACTCAAGGTCAGTTAGCTATATAGTGCCGTAATGAGTACTATTAGATGACCTCTATGCTGATCTGGAAAAGGGATGATTTGGTGAGGGGGGATAATAAGTCTTGTTAATCAAGTACTTACACTCTTTACTTAAATCTTTACTTTAATGATTAAGTTGAGATTAAGTAGTTAACTCCTTTGATCTTTTTCTTTAATCTAGAGTTGTTTTATTCCTTCTACAGGGTAAAGTTAGCTGTTTTATTTTTAATAATCAATGAATTCAATTCAATTTCTTTATTTTTTATTTTCAACACACACATGTTAATAAGTCTAACATTTGGTAACTGCACTCTGCAATGGGTACTACGCGCTACGCGCGACAAGTTAAATGTATTTCTCTGAAAGAGTAAAAAGAAAATAGGAGAGTGTCGTAAGACACTCCCCATATTTCTTTGTGCGTAGCACTACACAGTACCAAGCTCAGCGCTGTCTCCGACAGGAGAAGTAACCGGAGCTGGTGTAGAGCGGAAAGCCAGCATGGCTTTTGCTTTAGCTACTTTCTCAGCAACAATTGCAGAGATCATTGCGTCAGCAACAGCATCATTACCGCGTGCACGCTCACGTTGTGCTTGTGACATAAGCACGTCCTGAAGTTCATCATTGATGAACCAGCCTCCTTGCTTACCGCGTGAGATTTCCTCACCAAGGTCTTGAGACCAATACAGCGGAGCTGAAGTTGGGTCACCCTCAATTTCAAAACTAGCACCTGTTTGTCCGTTTTTACGGACTACTGAAGCTTGGTCAGCCACATACTGTGCAACAGCTTCTTTGCTACCAGTAACACGGTAAGTGTTCATCAAAACTCCTTTTGCAGTTCTGTACTGGTTGATTTTTGTTAATTTTAATTTGCTCATACAAATTGGTTTTTAATTGATATAGCAATATCGCTACATAGTTAATAATGGGTTATGAAGAGAACTTGGGATAGAGGAGAAATTATTTGTTGTAGAAAGTAGATTTTTAACTATCTGATAATCATATGTTCAGTCTCCCTGATCCACGGAGTGGAGACACAAAAAAAAGGAGAGATCACTCTCCTATTTACTCTGACCTAATCTGGGCAATCAGGATACTCACGTTGTTGTGGTCTCTGAGCATTAGGTCTTGGTGGAGCTTGCACTCCAAATCTATGTGCATTAGTAATTGCTAAGTTTTGCAGGTACTGCACATCTCTGTCATATAACTCATCAAAGTCTTCCTCTGAAAGAGGAGCTACACCCTTCTTCTCAAGGATCTGAGCAATATGAATAATCTGTACAACTTTCTCCTGACTGTCATCAGACAGTTTAGAGAATACATCTAGGTCAACACGTTTCATAATATTTTTTAGAATCAATAATGGGCTAGATACCAAAACCCAAAATCCTTATTACAGGATCCTGGGAAAAATACTATGACTTGAACTATCAGCAATATGAATGCTGGGTTATGAGGAGAACTTAAGTAAAAAGAAAAAGGGAGATTACTCCCTTATTCTTTGGCTTTTCTGATAATACATCCTGTTCTTAAGTCAATTTCTTTTTTTAAATGATGGTGTAATAACCAACTTACAGTTTGACATAAATAGTTTCTGCATTTATCCTCACCTTCTTTAACACTTGAACTTTGTCTAATACAAAATGCTTTCATGTCTTGTACTTCAGCCTCGTTTAAAGCAAGGCGTGCTGCAGTAAGAAATGATGTTAATTCTTTTTTTATAATTACTCTATCTTCTTTTGCCATAATAAATTTTAATAAAAATAATGGGCTAAAAGAAAAAAAAGTAACAGACCAAAGTCCATTACTTAATACCAAGTCTTGTGTTCAATAATCTTTCAAGCTCAGCTCTTATTGCTTTTCTGTCACCCTCATTAGAGTGAACAGCCATTTTGTAGATAATTAAGAAGCTCATATATTAAAGTTTTACATTAAGTAATGGGTTATAAGTAAAAGAAACAAAGGGGATTAACTCCCCTTTGGTAATTGCATTAGTATCAATTTTGCTGATTCATTGATTCCGGATTTTGCATCAAATCTTCCTCCAATAATAACATGTTGTTTCATAGTTACATGGAACATAATGTCACGCTTTAGATTAGGATGTTGAGCAACCAGTTTTTTGTAAAATGCTCTAGCTTTCTCAAGAGTCATTCTCCATTTAATGAAGTACAAATTACCGTAAGTAACAGGTTTCCCGTATACAGGAATCTTGTTGAATTTTTCTAGTGTTGTCATAGTATAAAGTTTTAGGCAAAATAATGGGCTATAGATTAAAAAGGAAATGGGCCGAAGCCCTATCCTTTATAACTTAGGAACTAACCACTCAATAGCAGTTGGTACCTGCGGTTGCTGTGGATTCCCGAAGATTCTTTTAATCTTCATTCCGTTGTTATAGTTAATAATCTGTGTCTCTGTGAGCTGATTATCAATCATCTCTTTTGTTCTTGGTAGTGCTTTCATAATACATTTTTAGAAAGAATAATGGGCTATAAGCAAAAAATAAGAGGAGCATAAGCTCCCCGTTATTTAGGCTTTTGTTGTAGAAGCTATCCACACAAAGACTATTGGAATACAGATCAGTGCAAATGTGAATATCACATCAGCTCCGTATATTGTTTCAATAACCTCTATTATTACAGATGCAACAAACGCGATAAGTAATGTCACCAACATAATCTTACCAATACTATTAGTTCTTTTCATAATATGTTTTTAGCCTAAATAATGGGCTATAAATAAAAAAAGAATATACCCAACTTACGTGTGGTATACTTACGGCTAATTACCGGATTACAGGATATATTCTTTAGCCTAAATAATGGGTTATAAGAAAAAAATGAAATGCCCTAAAAGGGCAGATCATCATTCACATATAACAGGTTATCATATTGCTCCCAGTATAAGTGGTCAACGAGAAGCATATAGATATAATCAGATATTTCATCTTTATCTAAATTGAATTTAGCTCCGTCTTTTAGTGCTGCTTGTACAAATTTGTGGAAAGTTTTCATAGTGTATATTTTTAATGTGAATGATGGGCTATATATTATAGATAACATACCATGAGATGTAGATAAGAACATGTCTCTGCTCTGCTCCTCTGACATCATCAGATGTCTTGGTCTGCTGCGAGGTCTGCAGAGCAGACGAGCAGTGCCTCTCCCAGAGTGAAACATTTTCTAGAAAAAAGAATGCTTTTTCCTATAGCACCTGGGAATTTCCCTTCCTCTACCACAACATCATGGGGGTACACCCCTTTTTGTAAATGACCCGGGGGCAAATTATAGATCACCCCCACCTCTTTAATCCACACAGTAAATTCCTATTTATTTTAGGTGGGATAAATTAGAAGTTACTATCTTTACTTTATACCAACACTTATTTTTATGTATGTAGTAGAAGAAAAGACTTTTTTATATTCTATTGCTCTTTGTATAAATGTTCCTACTAAGCGGGAGATAGTTCAGGCTTTGAAGAAGAATAACTTAAGATATAACATTAAGGACATTAATTCTTTGATGGTGGACATTAGGGCAAACAGTAAGAAGCATGCTTGTACATTTATATTAGAGGATCCGGGAATAGCTGTGATTGTTTTTTATAAATGGGAATCTGATGCTTTTGATTATGGTACTTTGACTCATGAGTTATTTCATTCAGTAGATCTTTTTTTGAGGCATCACCGGGACATTAGACTTAGTGATGATTCAGATGAGATATATGCTTATCATCTTGGTTACTTCACCCGGAACTTTTTAAATTTCATTTGGGAAAAGAAAAAATAATTTTATATTTGTGATAGCCTGTGAGCAATTAAGCCCGGGACTAAAAAAACAAGTATGAAAAGTAGAGTAACCTTTGACCTTGATGGAGGTAATAATCCCATTATCCTAGTACATGCAGAACATTCAGATGATGTACGTGACAAGATAGCAAGACAATTTGTGGAAAGATTTGGGCATACTAGTAATGTATGTACTATGTCTTTCAAGCCTTCTGTAAAAGATGGTACAACAGATCTTAGCATTTCTCCTTTACCAAGTTTCTATTTTCAACCTGAAGAAGTAATGAGGTTGGTGTATGATATAAGTCTTGATCAGCTCCGGGAACTTGAGGATGTATTCCACAAGGAAATTCTTAAGAGAGAAGTTGAGCATCCTGAATTTGCACTTAAAACTTTAAAAATTGCAACTTATCATTTTATAATGAGTACTTCTGGTTACAATAAGTTACTTGCTATAGGTAAAGATGAGAAGGATGATGACATGCTCTATTTCAAGAATAAGAAAATTACAAAAGAGCAATATGAAAAAATTATTGAAAAAATTGCTGAGATTGAAATTTAAGTATTATCTTTACACCATGATGAATTTCTCATTACTCTTTAGTTATTGCTGGTTGTCCTTATTTAGGTCCCCGGGGATTCCTTATTGAGTATTGTTCAAATAGTTTGGTTAATACAATAAAGTCCCTGGGTTTAAAAAGCTCAGGGATTTTTTTTGGGTCTATAGCTCAGTAGGTAGAGCGCCGGTTTGTGGAGCCGGAGGTCAAGAGTTCAATCCTCTTCTATCACCCACATTGCTCTGTGGTGTAACTGGATAACATTTCTGACTACGGATCAGAAGACTAGGGGTTCAAATCCCTTCAGAGTAACAGATTATAATGCCTGATCGTATAATGGCAGTACATGTGGTTTTGGTCCATAGAATGGAGGTTCGATCCCTTCTCAGGCAACTAAATTTTTTTTCTTGCTATTATCAGAATAATTTATTATATTGTATATAGATAATAATTATTCTCATCATGGATATAGTAAACTTCCCAGGTATAATTGCTGAGCATGGTCTTTTGAGTTCTGCTCAAGTAGACCTAGCCAAAGATTTAATTCTCATTGGTAAGAAAATGGGTGTACAACGTGATGGCACTCAGTATGAGAACATGGCTATCAGTGTTCTGGATCTTATGGCTCTTGCATCAGGTAATCAAACATTAGCTCAAACACTTGCTTTAGGTAATGTAACTGGAGGTAATAACATTGTTATTTCTAATGGTGATAATGTCACTTTTAATAGTGGAGCTTTCTCAGGAGGACTTACTACATTAGCTTTAACTGGTAACCAAACTTGGAGTCTTCCAAATCAATCAGGTACTATTGCTTTACTTTCTGATCTTCCTGATACACTCTATTCAGCAAATGGTACAGTTGGAACAAATCGTGTAGCTACTCTTACTGATATTCTTACTTTTGCAAATGGAACAACATTGTTTACATATTCAAATGGTCCAATAAATTTAATTGCTGGATTTGGTGCAGACCCAGTAGGATTTGGTCAAGATGGGTGGGCTGCTAATTTAACAACTGCAGCTAATAATTCATTTGCTACTGTGCAAACTGGAACAGGTGGAAGTGAAACAATAATGATGACTCAATCACTTACTGATCAAGTTTGTCATTATACTGGGGATAATTTCTTTGCTCCTGGAACAATACATTCTGCAATGTATTGGACTGATGGGACTCTGTTTACTGGACTATCAGCAAGTTCTTATGGTGAAAAATTAGCATCTCAGGCATTTGGTTTAGTTACAACAACACCTACACCTGCTGATGGTGTTTTGTTTTCAACACCTGCTGGTATAATTAAAGTAACAACGTATACTGATCTTGCAACTCAACTTGCTATTCCTACATTTTATACAGCTAATGGCTCTACAACCGGAGTAAGAACTGTTACTCTAGGAAGTGATCTTATTTTTCAGTTTGCTTCTTTACAAGGTTCTCTACAACTTACTGATGGAGGAGGTTTCTTTCTTAGAACATCTGATCCACAAGATTCTGTAATTTTCTTTCCTGATGGTACTACAGATTACCTTGCAGTAAATACTGAGAATTTAGTAAGTATGGGTTTCAGAACTACCCATACAATTGGAGGTACTGTTGATAGTTTTGCTGAACTTATTGTTACAGATGTTGCAACAGCTTACTTAAATATTTCTACTGATACTACTCAATTTGATTTTTATACCAATAACCTAGGTATTTTAGCTGGTACAATAGATGGACCTACAGGTAATTGGGGATTTGGGGGATCTGATACAGCATCTACAAAAGTTACAATAACAGGTGTTGGATCTACAGCAGCTACTAACAGTCAAATTTGGAAAAATTCTGGTGGTTCTGAATTAGCAAGATTTGTTGATAGTGGTGGATTAGCTATTGGTATCAATTCACTTACTGGTGGATTTGCTAATGCAGAAAAATTACGTCTTGATGCAACTATCACTACTGATTATACAAACACAGTTGTTTTTGATCAAACTTATAATAATCCAGGATCTACTGGTAATAATGCCAGTACAATGACTACTCGTTTATATAGATTAAGTTCAGTTAACTCTGCTGAAATTAGAGCAGCCTATTTTCAAACTCGTAATGATGGGAATGGGTCCCTTAATATGATGAATGGTTTTACTGCAATGAATTGGCTAATTGGTAATGCTACAATAAGTAATGCATTTGCTGTACAAGCATTATCTCAAGTAAGAGATGGTGTAATAACTAATTATGGTGGTATTGATGTTACTTACGGAGAAGTAGGTGGTGGAACTATTACAAACATGATTGGTATTTTAGTAAGAACTCCAACAAATGTAACTGGTGGGGCAATTACTAATACATATGGTATGATGATTCAAAGTAATACTATTGGAACAAATAACTATGGATATGTATCAGCTGGACAAGCGAGCAATGGTTTTGGTACTATAACACCAAGTCTGAATGCATTAACTGATTTTTCTACTACAACAAAAGCTCCTATTAAACTTGGTGGTGGTATGACATCTGCTCAGGCAAGTGCTTTAACTGCTGAAGATTCAATGGTGGTATATGTAACAGATACAAATGGTACCTTTATATCAGTTGGATTCTGGGGAAGAGAAAATGGTGTTTGGATTAAACTTTAATTATTAAAAAATATGATACAAATTAATGTAGGAACTACCTCTAAAGGAGGTGCGCAAGTAGGAGCAGGATCTGTTCTTAATATCAATGTTACAATCATTACAAGAAAAGAACTTGTAAATGGTGTAGTAGAAGTAAAGTATGATGTAGGATTTGACTCCAATATCTATGAAAACTTTGCTAAATGGAGATCTGCAGTTGATTCTCAAGTCATTGTTAGAGGTGAAATGGTTCAGTATCCTGTATCTAAATATGTATATGATGTACCTTTAGCAAGTTTGTCAGCAAGTGCTTTACAAGAAATGTATAAAGATATCATTGAAAATGGTGATAGTTCACATCCGGGTATAGGATCCGGTAATGCTACCATTATTTCTGCCTAATCTATAATTTATAAACCAACAATATGAAAGTAACAATGAATGATCCTATCCGTGGGATAGATGGAACTGAGCTTAAAGAAGCTGGAAAAGAAATTCTTTTTGTAGACATTATCATCACAGCTCTTACAGCAACTATTGAGGCTGACAAAGGTGAAGATGGTAAAGAAATGTTAAAGAAATGGGATCTTGCTGAAAGAGCTCAAAAAGCTAGAGGTGATGTAATGGAATTAACTCTTGATGAGGCAACATTTATTAAAGAGCGTATTAGAAAAGTATTCTCTTCTACAATCATGTATGCTAATGCCCACAGATTATTAGAAGCTGCTACTGGTGAAAAATAAAAAACTATGAGTGTAGGAAATTTAAAAGACAATGGTAATAAAGGGAATAACTTTCCTTTTCAGCTAGGAGCTTTACAAATGTTAAAAATTATCAATGATTCTATCACCGGTGGTGGTGGAGGTGCTGGTCTTTTTACTGAAGCTACTGGATTACAAGTACTGGCTGCTCTTCAAAATGGACAAGAGTTTGAACAAGTTCTTGTTGTAGATCTTGGTGGTGTAGGATGTCCTGCTAATTGCCCTACCTATATTCAAATTAGAATTTGGGACAATGTAAACCATGTATTTGGACCACCTGTTTATTACGATGCTTCTGGTGCAGTAGTAGTTCCAGTTGGACCATTACAGTTTGTTAATCCTCAATTTGTTCTTGATAATATTCTTACTCAAGTTACAGCTATTAATAATACTGTCAATGCAGCTGTTTCACGCACTCCAACATTACAATTGATTCCAGCTAATACACCCCTTGCTAATACAGTAGCAGGTGCTAAGCAATTAAGTATGCGTGTATCAGGTGCTAATGGTCAGATTGGTGGAGTAGCAATACCTAATGGTATTACATTGACATATACTGCTACTGGTGAAACTGATACAATAGGTGCGGTATCTTACCAAACTGGACCTAATACTACAATATTAATTTCTTATTTAGTGTAATATGGTAGGGATAGATCAACAATTAGATGGTAACATCTCTGATGGATTATATGCAGCTAATAACCCATCAACCAGTAATCCTATTGCCACAATGGCTGATGTTGGAGAAGGTATTCCCTTTTTTGCTGATGAAAGACAATATGTTCAGATTACCAATTTTGACACAGGTAGTTTACCAGTAGGTTGGAGCGGTAGTGTTTCAGGAGCAGGAAGTACTGTTGTTTATACTCAAGTAAGTGAATCTGGTATTTCTCCAGGAATGGCACTTGCTACATTGGGAACAGCCACAAATGCAAGAGTATCTTTAGTAACTGGTAGTGGTTTTCAATATATGCCATCACTTATAGATGCTATTGAATCAGTTTATTTTTGTCAAGCAAGATGGAATGGTGTTCCTAGTCCTACTAATTGTGTACAAATTCTTGGTTGGATAAATCGAAATGCTTTTACTCCCTTAAGTGCAATGGGTAATGCTTTAGCAATCATGCGTGATCCAAATAATGCTAGTGGTTTTAATCCAGGCCTTATAACTAATTTGTTTCTTATTGCGCGATCTACCTACAATGGTCCTACGGCAAATACTATTGTTGACTTAGGAGTACCTTATGACAATGTTACCTGGAGATCATATAAAATTGTTTATGATAATGTGCTTAGTGAAGTCAGAGTTTACAGAGACAATGTTTTACTGACAACACTTACAAACATGGCAAATGTACCAGGAGGATCTGTAAGAGGTGTAATTCCTCCTGCTGCAACCAACGGATTGCAAGCTGGTTTTTATTTAGGTAATGCAGCCGCTGCACCTGCAACTGGTAGTGCAATTAGAATAGCAAAAGTTACTGTATTTAAAAGATATTCATAATGAACTTAAAAATATTTCAAATAGATTCAGTGGGTAATTCAGGTATTACTACACCTGAAATGATTGATTTTGATCATCTTGGTTTATACCCAAAACAGTATATGACTAAAGGCTTGATTGATAAGATTGAGTACTACAGAGAATATTCTGAGGGTGTCTTTTCTGATTTGATTTTAGACAAAGTTTATTCTTATGAATTTGTTGATGGGGTTTATGTAGCTATTTATGACACTGTAAATTGGTATACTATTGATGACCAAATAGGTTATTCTATTCCTTTCTTCAAAGAAATCCTACCTTATGAGAGATTTGGTTTTGGAGAAAAAAAACGTAGTAACATTATAGGTGTTGTAAAAGATTATGTTTTAACTACCATGCAAGACATATATGGTAAGGATCAAGGATTGTTATATGGGTATGATTTGGTAGGTTCATTGAATACTCAAATTGGTATTTACATCCAGGGCCCTATTACTCCTTTAACAACAGCTGTTCAAAACACAGTTGGTGTTAAACCTTATATGACCCAACAAATTGCTACAGAAATTATTACTATTTTAACTGATGTTTAATTATGAAAGAATTAGGTGTAGGAATCTGGTCTCTCCTGTGGGCAACCTTAGTTAGTGTACTAATCATTACAATAGGTACTCTTTATTCTCTAGGATATTCAATCTGGTTATCTGTTACCGGTAAAGACTGGAAAGCATTCTTTAAATTCTGGTGGAGACTTGTTGATGGTTTCTGTGCAGCATTAGGGCATGTACTTTATGAAATAGCTTTTGCTATGGATCTTTGTTGGAATGTCAATGGTGAGATTATAGAGGATCTAATTACTGCAGAAGAGCACACAACTTTTACAGAAAAAAATATTACTGTATCAGCAAGTACTGGTAAATTAGAAATTGATGGTAAGCTGAATTGGTTTGGAAGAGGTTTTAGTAGTGTATTAAGTTTTTTCTTTGGACAAAAACAACATGCAACAGATGCTTGGAATTATACCCAGGCTCATAAGGAATTAAAGAAACAATACTTTCAATCACGTAAATCATGACCGTAGAAGATTTATATACTTTTTTATTAGGAGTAGCTGGTGCCGTAATCTTAATACTATTTGCTATTATAGGTTACTTTCTTAAGATAGTACATAATGATGCTAAACAAGCTGTCATTGATGCTGGTAAAAACAAAGGAGCTATTGAACTTATTAAGTTACAATTGGATAGTGATGTAAAGAGAATTGAACAAACTACTCAATTAGAATTACGCAATTTAGCCAGTACAGTTGGTAAACTATCAGCTAGTGTAGAACAACTTGTAAAAATTCAATTGGAAGATAAGAGAGATCATCATAATGATTAGTTCTTGGAATTCTCCTAGAATTTACTTATATTATAGATATAATAAAACAGAAAAGCATGGCCGCAATTAATAAAATATATCCAGCAGCACAAGCAATTAGATTAAGTCTAATTCCTTATAAATCTCAGTTGGAACTTAATAATAGTTTCCGTCCTGGTCAAGTAAATGATCCGGTTACTGCTGTATTTGATTTATTAGCTGGTATCCATGGTAAAGAAGAAAACATTAGTAATCCTTCAGTAAGAAGACCAAATGGTCCTAATTCAGGTTGGGCATATAAAACAATTCTTGGAAGAGATGTAGAATCACTTTATTTTACTAATAGAAGTAATCGCCAATTTGGAGTAGGTAGTGTATTAGCAACTAACAATGATGAATGGTTGGAATTACAAGGAGCTATCCATGGTGCATATGTACTTTTAGATCCGGTATCATTACTACCTTATATTGTAGATCCATTATTTGAAACTTTCTGGTTAGACAGCTGTGGTATGTTTCTTTATACCGGTCCATTAAGAGGAGCTGATAATACAGTTTTGGTAGTTCCTCCAACTAGTGATCCAGCTACTTTTGCTAATCAATGGAACACAGTAAAAGTACCTTATGATAAATCTATTGGAGTAAATACAGAATATGTAGCTTTTGTTCCTACATCTGTAGTAGGGGAGCCTGATGAATTCTGGTTAAGAAAAATTGGATACATTACTATAGATAACAATGCTATGGTGGATTATTGGAATTATGCTTGGCCTACAGTTGTTTCTAGATAAACTCTTCATTTTTAAATAGTTAAAAAGTCTTGGTAACCGCCAGGACTTTTTTTATTTATACATAATATAAGTTTAAACTTTTTATATTACATTTGTAATATAACTAATTAAAGTTTAAATTATGTCACAACCAACAGATGAAAGAGAAATGACCCCTGCAGAAGTAGAGGCGATGCGTAAGCGTATGACTGAGTATTATACTCTTCAAAATCCTTTACTTGAGCTCCAGTCAAGATATGAAACTCTCCTAGCAGATATTGAAGAAGCTAGATGTAGAAGAGTAACTATGAATATTAGACTTGCTAATATGGTAGCTGAGACTCAACCTAAAGAGGAAAAAGATGTTCAAACTAAGAACATTGAAAAATTAGCTAAAAAACTTAAGACTGAAACAGTATGATAAAAAGTGATTTATCCTACAACAAAGTAAAAGCAGCTGTAACTAAAGCTGGTTTTAAATTCTTCACCGGTGAGATGAATGTCAATATGATTGGTATTAGATCAAAGAACCGTCAAGTAGATAACTGGGATGATTTCTTTGTATTATGCTGGCAAGAGAATGGTCAAAATATGATCTGGGTAGATGATCAATTTACTACTGACCCTGGTCTTTATTACATGACACAAAAACTACTTAACCCAGCAGGATGTGGAATTCTTGCTAGAGGTCAATATAAAGGAGTTTGGAAAATTGGTGGTCATGGTAAAAACAAATATGAAGCTTTTGTTCAGACTGGTGGTAAAGTAAAATTATACCGTGACCGGGATAAAAACAATATCATGAACTTTGATCCTAAATCTATCCAAGAAGGATACTTTGGGGTTAATCAACATCATGGTTATGATTCTGGGAAAGTAGGTCCTAACTCAGCTGCATGTCAAGTGCACCGGTATAAAAAAGACTTAGCATTTGTGCTTTCTATAGCAAAGAGAAATATAAATGAAGGTCATGGTGATTCATTTACTTATACACTTCTAGAAGAAGGAATAGATTTTTAATTAATACTGTTAGTCATATACCAACATGGCACAAGTAAATGTAGTAGATAAAAAGGTTCAGATGGGACTTGATGATATCATCAGGTTCCAGCTGATCACTCACTGTTCAATAAACAATATTGTACTAAGTGATCTGGAATTAGAATGTTTAGTCAGTTTAGGTCTATCAGGACCTACTGAACAAACAGACTTTTGTAATGATATGGCTGATAAAAGATTAGCTGAAAAGTTAAAAACTTGGAAGGTTAACCCAGATAAGGTTAAAGAGAAACAGCCAGAATCCTCACCACAAACCATTAGGAATGTACTTATTAAGATCGAGAGAGAAAAACTCCTTCTTAAAGAAGGTCGTGGGCGTAAGAAAATAAGTTTAAATCCTGATCTTAAAATTCAGACTACAGGTAATATTCTATTAAACTATAAATTCATACACGTTGAATCCCAAAAAGCCTAAAGAATTTATCAAGCAAACTGCTGATAAATTAAAAGTTGATGAAGATTTAGTTAATGATATAACTTCTTTTTTCTGGAAAGACTTAAGAAAAGCGTTGGTAGACCTCAAATCTCCAAATATCAAGGTAAATGGAATGGGTACATTTACTATTAAAGATTGGAAAATAAAAGAAGTTCAAGATACTTACAAGAGGTATCTACAAAGATTCGGTAATCAAGAGGATGCTACTTTTCAAAAATTTGCTGTTATTAGAGATATTCAAGCTAGATTAGATAAAGTAGAGAATATGCAGAAAATGGTAGATGAAAATCTAGCTAAGAAAAAGGACAAAAAAATTAAGCGCAATGAGTTTGAAACAAATATGGACACACCGGAAACAGATCTTTGAAGGTATTACTAACTCAATATTCAAAAAAGATCTTGTTGAGAAAATAGCTGCAGAGAGAATGATGATCTGTAAAGCATGTCCCATTATAGATCTTGAAGGTTCCAAATGTATGGTACCTGGTACACAACCTTGTTGTGGAGATTGCGGGTGTAAACTAGCATTTAAAACAAGATCTCTTTCTTCAGAATGTACACATCCGGATGGTCCTAAGTGGCCAGCTATTATGGATCAAGATGAAGAAGATAAACTTTATAAAGAAATAGGTTATGAGCCCGAGCAATAGTTTTTGGACACAAGGTATGTCTGGAATCGATGTAGCTAATCCTACTGCTACAACATCAGTTGAATCTTATAGATTTGTTATAATGGATTTAAGTGAAGGTAGATATGATGCAAGACAAAGAGTAAAAACTCTTAAAAAAATAAAAGTATTAAGTGAAGAAGAATCTATCAATCTAAATAATATGATTGATTCTGAAGATCTAGAAAATCTAGAAGTAGTCAAAAGTATTTTAGATGAGAAAGAAAAAATCAAAGTGGGAATTGAAGCATTTGTAGATAAACTAAAATTCTGGAAAAAATGAGTTGGCAAAAATGTCCCATATGTAATGGTGAAGGAAGAATCTTAGCAACAGGATATACTAGCAGTATTTATAATATTTGTCCTACGTGTCATGGTCAAAGAATATTATCTGAATTAAATGGTTTGGCTCCTGCAGTAGTAGTTCCCAAAGAAGAAAAATTCTGTGATGTAGTAAGATTCACATTAAAAGAGCGCATGAAAGACCCACAGATTACTATTGAAGAAATAGAGAAGCTGTGGAAAAATAGAAACTAAAAATCTTAAACAATGTCAGTTATATTTAAAGCCGAGAATCACAAGTATGAAAGTCTAGATCCAGATGAAAGAATAGACTGGATTAGTGTAAGTACTCTTGTAGGATTATTTAAAGAAAAATTTGATCCTGTAGCACAATCAATTAAATCTTCTAAAAATAAAAAATCTAAATGGTATGGTATTCCACCTGAAAAAATTCAGGAACACTGGGCTAGTGAAACAGATAGAGCAGTAAATGCCGGTACTTTTTATCATGATCAGCGTGAATCTGATTTAATAGAATTAGATACTTTACAAAGATCTGGTATAGCAATTCCTATTATTAAACCTATAATTATGGATGGTGTTAAGCACTCTCCTGAACAAAGGCTTACAGAAGGTATTTATCCGGAACATTTTATTTTTCTGAAATCTGCAGGTCTATGTGGACAATCAGATAGAGTTGAAGTAGTTAAAGATGTAATTGATATCATTGACTATAAAACAAATAAAGAAATCAGAAAAGAAGGTTTCAGATCTTGGGATGGTACAACTAAAAAGATGTTGGGACCATGTGCTCATCTTGATGATTGCAACTTTAATCATTACTCTTTACAATTAAGCGCGTATATGTATATGATGCTTAAACATAACCCAAGACATAAACCAGGTAAGATGATGTTACATCATGTCATTTTTGAAAAAGATGGTGAAGATGAATTTGGGTATCCTATTAATAAAAAAGATTCTAATGGTCAATCAATAGTGAAAACTGTTATACCATATGAAGTACCTTTCTTAAAGACAGAGGTTAGAAATATGATTATTTGGTTACAAGAAAATAAAAATAAATAATGACTCCAGATATATTTGACATAGAAAATGGTAAGGTGGTTATAAATCATAATTGCCTAGCTATTCCAGAATTCAAAGCCATCTATGATTATTATGAGGATCCTATTCCTGCATTTAATTTTTTACATTTTTTGCATGCACCAAAAGGACCTTATTGTAATGTACCAGAGGAAGACAAAGAAGAAATTCTATTAGAAGATTTCCCAGGTGAATATACTCTGGAGGATCCTGTAATGCTCAGGGCCATGGAAAAAATGTCATTCTTTACAACAAGTCCTACATACAGATATTACCAAGATCAAAAAATTCTTCTGGAAAAATTAGGTAAATTTGGTAGAACTGAAGGAATTACTGCAGGTAAAGATGGTAACTTATCAGCACTTGTTTCTTCTATGAAAAGTACTGGTAAAACTATTAGTGAGTTTAAACAACTTGAGAAAATAGTACAAGAAGAATTAGATGAACATAAAGCTCGTGTAAGGGGTGATAAAAGAAAAGCGTACGACCAGTAACTATATGAATTACAGTAAGTTATATAATCAATTAATAGAAAAAGCTACTAATAGACTTCCTATTGAAAGTTACTATGAAAAACATCATATTAATCCAAAGTGTTTAGGTGGTAATAACAGTAAGGATAATATTGTTAAACTAACTGCTAGAGAACATTTTCTAGCTCATTGGTTATTAGCTAGAATGTATCCTGAAAACAGTAAAGTAGTCTTTGCTTTTTATATGATGTGCCGAGTAAAAAGTGAAAATCAAGAAAGATATATTCCTTCTAGTAGATCTTTTGCTGAAGCTAAGGTAGGATACAGTAAGTTCAGAAAAGGAATTCCTAAACCTGAAAGACAAGGTAAGCTCCATCCTATGTATGGGAAGAAAGGAAATTTACATCCTTTTTTTGGTAAGCATCTTACACCAGATCAATTAGAGAAGTGGAAGAAATCAAGACAAAACTATAAACCTACAAAAGAAACTAATCAAAAAATTAGTTCTAGTCTTAGTTATGGTAATTGTTACAAAGCTAAATCTGTAACCTGTTATACAACTGGTAAAAAATTCAGCTGTGCTAAAGAATTAGCTGAATACTTAAAGTTGTCTTACAGTTCAGTACGAAGATATCTTAATCTTTACACACCTATTAATTTTAAATATTCGTATGACCAGTAATAAAGATGCATTATATGAATGGCTCTTTCACTTTAATCCATATCAAGGATATTGGTATGCATTTAAAAGAGAAGATTCTGTAAAATTTTTTAATGATAAATATTCAGTTACACATTTTGCTTCTTGTAAACATCAAGATATTGTAGATTTTATTCTAAAAGAAAACACTAATGGATAATTTTATAGTTGTCCCTACATGGGAAAAAGGTAATTGGACAGAAACAAGTTTTTCTACAAGAGAAGAATTTGCAGCTTTTATTCTAACCCTATTTAAAGTACCGGGACAATATGCATGGGATGAGACTACTCATGTATTTAATGAACAAGCTAGAATATACGACAGTAGAGGTTATTACTGTATTTCTAAAGAAGGTTCTAAAGACTATAGAGACTATTGGGAAGATCAGAAGAAAAAATGTAGATATGGTGCAATCTTTAGAGCTAATGGTAAAACATGGTATCTTGCCCGAGAATATTACATGTGGTTAAATTTTCTTCCAATCAATGATAAAATGAAGAAAAAGTTTGCCTTCCCACAAGTTTGGGATACGCAATATCACATGGCTCTTTATGAGCTATTAGCAGAACTCAATTTTAAACATTGTGCTATTCTTAAGAAAAGACAGATAGCTTCTTCTTATTTTCATGCTGCTAAATTGATCAATCAGATATGGTTTGAAGAAACTCCTATTTTAAAAATGGGGTCCTCTCTTAAAGATAAGATCAATGATAAAGGAACATGGAGATTTTTAAGTGAATATAAATCATTCTTAGATAGTAAGACTGCTTGGTACCGTCCTATGAATCCTAATAAGATTCTGATGTGGCAACAGCAAATTGAAGAAGAGGTTAATGGAAGACCTGAGATTATAGGAGGTAAAGGTGTAATTCAAGGTATGACTCTAGATCAGGATCCAACAGCAGGGGTTGGGGGTGATTGTAGAATTTTCTTTTATGAGGAAGCTGGGATTGCTCCTACAATGGATAAGACTAAAGAGTACCTTATGCCGGCACTCCAAATGGGTAATATTGTAACCGGTATTTTTATAGCGGCAGGATCAGTAGGGGAATTAGATTCATGTAAGCCTCTAGAAACTATGATCAAGTATCCAGTAGAGAATGATATCTATCCTGTAGAAACTGATCTAATTGATGATAAAGGTACAATAGCTTTAGCCGGTTTATTTATTCCAGAGCAATGGTCAATGCCGCCTTTTATAGATGAGTTTGGTAATTCCATGGTAGAAGAAGCTCTAAAATCTCTTGATGAAATTAGAGCACATGAAAAGAAAACATTAGAACCAAACATATATCAATTAAGGATCTCTCAGCGCCCGCGTAATATAGCTGAAGCTTTTGCACATAGAACAATCTCTTTATTTCCTCAGCATTTAGTAGCTGCTCAAAAAAGAAGAATAACAGATAAAGATTATGCTTATGAGTTTATCAATCTTTCTCATGATGCAACCGGCAAGATAGAAGCTAAAATAACTACCAAGCTACCTATCATGGAGTTTCCTATTACAAAGAAAACAGAAGATAAAACAGGTGTCTTAGTAGTATGGGAAAGACCAGATAAGAATGCTGAGTGGGGTACATATTTTGCTTCTGTGGATCCGGTCTCAGAAGGAAAAACTACTACTTCTGAATCTCTTTGTTCTATTTATGTTTATAAGAATCCAGTAGAGGTAACTAGACTAGATGGTGATAAAACAGAAAGTTTCATAGAAAAAGATAAACTTGTAGCTGCTTGGTGTGGTAGATATGATGATCTCCAGAAAACTCATGAAGTACTAGAGATGATCATTGAGTGGTATAATGCCTGGACAATTGTAGAGAATAACATCTCTCTTTTTATCCAGTACATGATTGCCAAGAAGAAACAAAAATATCTTGTACCTAAGAATCAAATTTTGTTCTTAAAAGACTTAGGTTCTAATAATAACGTATATCAAGAATATGGTTGGAAGAATACCGGTAATCTTTTTAAAGCTCACTTACTTAGTTATTTAATCCAGTTTCTTCAAGAAGAAATTGATCATGAGACTAAAGAAGATGGTACTATAGTTAGGACAACTTATGGAATAGAAAGGATACCAGATATGATGGCCTTAGTAGAGATGGAAGGTTATGCAGATGGTGTCAACGTGGATAGATTAGTATCTTTAGCAGCACTAATTTCTTTTGCTAAAGTACAACAAGCAAACCGTGGTTATAGAAAAAGACTAGAGACTACAGACAAGAAACACTTGGAAAAGTCCGCAAATTTGTTTAAATTAGAGAAGAGTTTGTTTAAGAATATGGGAAGGTCTGGTACTAATTATAGACAAGGACCTCCTAGAAGTGCTTTTAAAAATATAAAATAATATGGGACTTGTATTAAATGCAATGGATCTTAAAGCTGGTAAAAAAGCCAGCTATAACCGTATGGGTAGTATTACCCAACCAATACAATTTCTACCTAGATCTGAGAAGGACCCAGAATGGACTGCTTGGAATTTAGACTGGCTAGAGTGGAATGGTCTTAAACAAATCAGAAGAAATGCGCGCCGGCTAATGAAGAATTATAAATTAGCCAAAGGTGTAATTGATAAAAATGACTACATAGTTGAGGAAGATAATGAGATGCGAGATCTTGTAGAAACCTTAACTCAAGATGATATTACAGCATTAGAGCTTAAGTTTTACCCTATTATTCCTAATGTTATTAATGTTCTTACTGCAGAATTCTCTAAACGTAATACTAAAACTGTATTCCGTGGTGTAGATGAGTACTCTTATAATGAACAACTTGAGATGAAAAGAGCTCAAGTAGAACAAGTTCTATTAACTAAGGCAGAGCAAAAATTACTAAACGCGATGTTGGAACAAGGATTAGACCCTAATGATCCTGAAGTTCAAGAACAAATGAAGCAACAAACTTCACCAGAAAATCTTAAGTCTCTTCCTGAAATACAGTCTTTCTTTAATAAAGATTACCGCAGCATGTGTGAACAATGGGCTGCTCATCAAATGAAAATTGATGAAGACAGATTCCGCATGGATGAGTTAGAAGAGAGAGGATTCCGGGACATGTTAATTACAGACCGTGAGTTCTGGCATTTTAAAATGGGGGATGATGATTATGAAGTAGAGTTATGGAACCCGGTGTTGACTTTCTACCACAAATCTCCAGATGCTAGATACACTTCTCAAGGAAACTGGGTAGGTAGAATAGACATGATGACTATTGCTGATGTAATAGACAGATTTGGTTACATGATGACAACTGACCAGTTAGAATCTCTAGAAGCAATTTATCCGGTAAGATCTGCAGGATATCCTTTACAAGGGTATCAAAATGATGGTAGTTATTATGATGCTACTAAATCTCATGATTGGAATACTAACATGCCTGGTTTAGCATACCGTCAATATACTTCTATGTGGGATAACTCTGTTGCCCCTGGTGGAGATATCATTAACTGGATCATGGCAGAAGGAGAAGATTATGCTCCAATGGGTACTTCATTCTTATTACGCGTAACTACTGCTTACTGGAAATCTCAACGTAAAGTGGGACATCTTACTAAGATTACTGAGAATGGTGAGACTATGGTAGACATAGTTGATGAATCATATAAGATCACAGATAAACCAGTTTACAATACACAGTTATTTAAAAATAAAACCAAAGACAATTTGATTTTTGGTGAGCACATAGACTGGATCTGGATTAATGAAGTTTGGGGTGGTATCAAGATTGGTCCTAATCATCCATCTTTCTGGGGTATGAATAGTCCCGGTGGAGTTAGTCCAATGTATCTAGGTATAGATCGTAATAAGATTGGTCCACTTAAGTTTCAGTTTAAAGGTGACAATACACTTTATGGTTGTAAACTTCCTGTAGAAGGTGCAGTATTCTCTGATAGAAATACTAGATCTACAGCCATGGTTGATTTAATGAAGCCATTCCAAATTGGATATAACATTGTAAACAACCAGATTGCTGATATCTTAGTAGATGAACTTGGTACTGTTATTCTATTAGACCAAAATGCATTACCTAGACATTCTATGAATGAAGACTGGGGTAAAAACAACCTGGCTAAAGCATATGTGGCAATGAAAAATTTCCAGATGTTACCGCTGGATACCTCTATTACAAACACAGAAAACGCTTTAAACTTCCAGCATTTCCAAACTTTAAATCTAGAGCAGACACAAAGAATGCTCTCAAGGATACAACTAGCAACATACTTTAAGCAACAATGTTTTGAGGTAATAGGTATTACACCACAAAGATTAGGTCAACAAATAGGTCAGACAGAAACGGCTAAAGGAATAGAGCAAGCTGTAACTGGTTCATATGCACAAACAGAGACTTACTTTATTCAGCACTGTGATTACTTGATGCCAAGAGTTCACCAAATGAGAACTGACTTAGCTCAGTATTATCAGTCTAAAAAACCTTCTCTACGTTTACAGTACATGACTTCTACAGAAGAGAAGGTAAACTTTGAGATAAATGGTACAGATTTATTACTACGCGATCTAAATGTTTATACTACTACTAGAGCTAATCATAGAGCTATTATAGAACAAATGAAGAGTTTAGTAGTAAACAATAATACTACTGGTGCTAGTATCTATGATTTAGGTAATGTAATGCAAGCTGAATCTTTATCTGAATTAAATTCTGTATTAAAAGCAACAGAGAAGAAAACTCAAGCTCAACGTCAACAAGAACTAGAGCATGAAGAGAAAATGAAACAAATGGAGATTGAACAACGCACACAAGAAAAGCAAATGCAACTTGATCATGAAACTATGGAAGCAGAAAAAGACCGTAGAAAAGATCTTCTTGTGGCTGAGATTAAAGCTTCAGGATATGGTGCTATGCAAGATCTTAATGCTAATGCTCAGTCAGACTTCATGGATCAAATGGAAACTATTAAATCTAGTGAAGAGTTTCAGCAAACTATGTCTTTTGATCAACAAAAAGAACATACTAAATCCCGCGTTGCTGCTGAGAAAAACATCTTAGCTAAAGAGAAAATCCAGGCGCAAGTAGCTATGAAAGAGATGGATGTACAAATTGCAAGAGAAAATAAAAACCAATTTGATAGTAAACAAGCTGCTAAGAAAAAAGAACAAAATAGTAAAAAGAAATAGAGTTAGCTATATAATGCCAACTATTTTTAATAGGGGGATTTATTTAGTAAATTTATAAAGTTTATTTCTATAAATTTGTTACATTATATAAAGCTGTCAGTCAATAACCAACCAACAAAACCAAAACAGTTATGAGTAAACCTTTAGAAGATACCGTTGTAGAAATACAAGATTTAGATCTTGAGGCAATCCTTAATCCGGGTGCTGCAAGTGTCATGTTACCAGAAGAACCTAAAAAGAATATTTTTAGTCAACCTTCTGGTGAGGATTTATCTTTCTTAAATAAAAAAGAGGAAGATACACCACCCGCTGCTACAACTACAGAATTAGATGAGAATGGTGAAATTAAAATTACACCAGTTAGTTCATCAGAGATTGATGATTTAATCAATGATGATGATACACAAAAAGCTAATACCGGTAGACCTAAAGTAGAAAAAAATGGTTTAATTGAATTAGCTAATTCACTAATTGAGAAAAAGCTTCTTGTACCATTTGATGATGATAAACCATTAGAGAAATATACAGTTCAAGATTTCCAGGAGCTTTTTGAAGCTAATGATGAGGATAAAAAAAATAGACTCAGAGATGAAGTAGCTACAGAGTTCTGGAGTAATTTACCGGAAGAAGTTCAATATGCCGGTAAATATTTAGCTGAAGGTGGACAAGATTTAAAAGGTCTTTTTAGAACTTTAGCTGCAGTAGAAGAGGTAAAAGCTCTTGATCCTACTAATGAACATGATCAAAAAAATATAGTACGTAGTTATCTTCAATCTACTAACTTTGGTACAGCTGAAGAAATTGAGGAAGAGATTGATGGTTGGGATGATAGAGGAGAACTTGAAGCAAAAGCTAATAAGTTTAAACCAAAATTAGATGCTTTATCTGAAAAACAAGTTCAATATAAACTTCAGCAACAAGCTAAGTTAAGAGATCAGCAAGGTAAACAAGCTCAAATGTATATGGATAACATCTACAAAACACTTGAGCCAGCTGAACTCAACGGTCTTAAACTAGACAAAAAAACACAGAATCTTCTTTTCTCCGGATTAGTACAACCTAATTACCCATCAGTTTCCGGAAAACAAACTAACCTTCTTGGTCACTTACTAGAAAAATATCAATTTGTAGAACCTAATCATGGATTAGTTGCAGAGGCACTTTGGCTTCTTGCTGATCCAGATGGATACAAAAATAGAGTACGTGAGATCACTAAAAAAGAAGTAGTAGCAGATACAGTACGTAAATTAAAATCTGAAGAGAAAGCAAAAATTGCTTCTCATGTAGAAGATGAAGAAGTTGAAGCAAGACCAAATAATAGAATTCCTAGAGCAACAAAGGATTTCTTTAAACGATAATAATAAATTAAATTAATAACTAAAAACCCCGTAACAGAATGAGCACTCCAGTTTTAAACAATGGTCTCTTTCTACGTGACACGAACTACAATGCAAGTTCCCACGTAGATTCTTACCACCTAGTGAACATGCTGAAAGACGCAGAGCCAATGGACTTAGGTCCGGTGGATATCTGGGCTATGACACAGAAGGTAGAGATGCCTCTGTATCAACTTTCATCATTTGGTGGTAAAAACATCATCATGGTAGATAATGCCAGAGGTGAGTATAAATGGCAAACTCCTGTATCTCAGGATCTAGCCTATATTGTTGAAGATATTGAACCAGGTAACCTTGCAAAAGGTGTTGATGGTACAACCTTCAAAATTAAAGTTAACAAGCGTGATTTTGGACATGGTGATATCATCACTTATGACAAATACAACGGTGTTGAGATGTATATCACTGCTGATGATATTCTACCTTTAGGGGATGGATTTATCTATACAGTTCAGTTGGTAAACAACGACAACTACAAGTTCCTTGATAACAAGTATCTAACTCCTCAAACTAAACTATTCCGTAAAGGTTCTGCCCGTGGAGAGTATGGTGAGAGATTCTCTGATATTCAGACTAAAGCTGGATTCCGTGAATTCTACAACTTCGTAGGTGGTGCTGAGGCTCACGTACATTACTCTATCAGCTCTAAAGCTGACATGATGTTAAAAGGTGGTATGAATGCTGACGGTACAGTTCCGGTTACTGAGATCTGGAGAAATTTTGATAAAACCATGGATCCATCAATCACTAAGATTGAGGATATGGCAAACAAAATGGGTAAAGATTATCTTAAGCGTGCTATTGGGAATGGTACTTTAACACGTACTTTCCTTACTACAATGGAAGCAGCTCACTTGACTAAAATTGCTACAGACATTGAATCTTACTTAATGTGGGGTCATGGTGGACGTATTAAACAAGATGGTCCAGATGATATGCGTTTATCTGTGGGTCTATGGAAACAGTTGGATAACTCTTTCAAAAGAGTATACAACAAGTCTAACTTCTCATTGGAGTTATTCCGTGGAGAGATCTACAACTTCTACGCTGGTCGTGTGGAATTCCAAGGTCCAGATCCTAAGAGACAATTGATTGTTCAAACAGGTATGGGTGGTATGCGTTTAGTAAATGAAGCTATTAAACGTGAAGCTGTAAACTCAGGTCTTGTAATTCAGGCTTCTAACAATGCAGGTATTGGTGCTATTTCAGGTTCTGCTATGGATCTTAACTTTGGATTCGCGTTCACAAGTTATGTTATTCCTTTCTTGGCAAATGTGAAATTTGTATTGAACCCGGCATTTGATAACCTACATACAAATGATATTGAGAACCCTATCATTGATGGTAACCCGTTATCATCATACAGTTTTATCATTTTTGATATTACTGATACAGGTAATGATAACATTTTCATGTTGAAATTATCTTGGGATAATCAATTAAAATGGTGGTATCAAAATGGTACTATGGATTACATGGGAAGAAGCCAAGGCTTCCAATCTTCAGGTCAGTTCAATGGTTACCGTGTAATGATGACACAAACCATGCCTGCAATCTGGGTGAAGGATCCAACTAAAGTCCTAAAAATTGTAATGAGAAACCCAATCACTGGAGGATCATTCTAATAATAGTAAGGGGAGAGGTAAAATCTCTCCCCTTTTTTTTAAATTTGTCAGTCAATAATAACCAACCAACAATAACTAATTATGAGCTTAACAATTGTATCAACACCTTATGATGTAAAGAGTGGAACTATTTCCATTAAACCTTACTTTGATCCTAATTCTAGTAATCTAGGGTTAGAGAAATACAACATGTCATTATATGATGGTGTGTTTCATGAGGAACAATTAGCATGTATTGACCGTAATGGTATACAGCGTTATATTACCGGATTAAATGAATTTGCTCCAGAAGTAAAACTTATTCAAGATACTGAATTACGTGAAGCAAAAGTTAAAGAAATCAGAACAGTAGTAGCTCAACTAGAGAAAGAGCTTGCTGCAAATATTATAGATATTGCAGATCCTGATTTTTGGAATAAAGTAAAACTACTTAAACCAGATAACAATGAATTCTGGAATAGAATAGTAATACGTTGTGGGAATCAGCAAGTTTTAATTGACCCAGCTAAAGATCCATATGATTTAATTAAATTATATGCTATTGAAGCAGGTGGATTCTCAATGATTGCAACTAGTTATGAAGCTGCAAGAAGCGCGGCCGTATCTCCTAAATTCTTCTTAGATAAGTATGTTGATACTGTATCTACTAAGACTGAGGTTAAGAAACTTAAAAATAAAGCTCTTTCTGAACTAGAGAAATTGTTTAACAAGAATCAGAATAAACTATTCTATGTAGCCAAAGTGGTAGATGGTAATAGTGTTCAATATAAAAAATCTACACCAAATGATATTATCTATGACAACATGGATAAATTCATCAATGGTGAAGGAGTTGAGACTAACTTGAAAAGAGCAGCTGAATCATTTATTGATTCTTCAGCTTTGGATATGGAGACTTTAAAAATTAAATCAATTATTAAAGATGCTACATTCTATAAATTCATTGCATTAAAATCTGATGGTTTCATTTACCATATTGATTCAAGTGTTATGATGGGGCGTAATGTATCTGATTGTATTGCCTTTTTAAAGAACCCATTAAATGACAATGTTCTACTTGATTTAACTACTAAAGTAGAAAAGTACTGGCATCAATAAACTAATATAAAATGGCAACAGGAAAAAATAAATGTCCGGAAGTGGTAATGAACCCAACCAGATATACAGGTGGAAAAAATCCTTCACCGGTAGTAGTACAAAATCCAACTCGTTATACAGGTGGATTAAATAAAGCGGCATGTGATGTGCCAAAGAAAAAGTAAACTTTTAAAATCTATACATTATGTCAAAAATGAAATCAGGTGGTGCAAAGAAAATGCAATCTGGAGGTGTAACTAAATCATCTATAAACAAAACTGTAGTTAAAGCTACAACAGGAAAAGATATCTATAAAGGTGTTAGTGCTGGTAAATCTTTAGGTAAAAAACCATCTTTCAAAGCTGGTGGTGCTAAAAAGAAATAAGTAAATGCTTAATTCAACCATATTAATAAAGGTTAGACAAAGACTCAACAAGCTTGCCAGCAATGACTATGACAATATTCAGGACTGGCAAATTGTTGAAGCTTTTAATAAGGGCCAAGTAGACTGGTGCCGTAGAAACCTTCATGGTCTGAATATAGTAAAAGAGGGTGATGAGCAGTCTACTAGAAGGATTGATGATTTACAACCTCTACTTATTACAGTACCTATTAGTATGAATAACAAACAGATCTTTTTTGAATCTGTAAGTTTTCCAGCTGATTATCTTCAATGGAAAAGAATATCAGCAAGTGCAACAAGTAAATGTTGTCCTGATCCAAGACCAATGGTAATTTATTTAGCTGAGGTAGCAAACGTTGATGAGCTTCTTAGAGATGTAAATAAAAAACCTAGTTTTGAGTGGGCAGAAACATTTACAACAATGGAGAATAATAGAATCCGGATTTATACAAATAATGAATTTGAGATTCTAAATGCTAAATTAACTTATTACAGACAACCTATAAGAATAGAAATTGCTGGTGTACGTGATCCTTATACAGGTATTATCCCAGCAGCAAATGTAGAATGTCAGTTTAAAGATGACTTAGTTGAATTATTAATTGATGAATGTGCTAAAATTATAGCTGGTGACATTGAATCTATGAACCAACTACAAAGACAAACTCAATCAACTGAAGGAAATAACTAATGAGACAATTAAAATTAGATAGTAATGCTACTTTAAAAAGACCAATGAAAGCTGGTTGTGAAGCTTTAGCATTTAATTTATTAAACTCAATAACTATAATTCACATGGCCCATCTTGCTATAACTGGTACTGGGTCATATGCTGCACATAGAGCATTAGGTGATTATTATGAAGAAGTGGGTGATTTTGTAGATAGTGTTGTAGAGCAATATCAAGGAGTTACAGGTAGAATTATGGATTTTCCTGATCAATGTTCTTTACCAAGATTAAAGACAGCAGAAGCTTGTTGTACTTATCTTAAATCATTACGTGATGAAATTGATAGAGAACAAGCTGCATTACCCTATTCAGAAATTGTTAATGTACTTGATGAAATAAAAAGTTTAATTAACTCAACTTGTTACAAATTAACTTTTTTAAAATAATTGAAAAATTTTTGGTAGTCTAAATAAAATTGACTATATTATTATATGTTTATTTATTAATTAAAACCTAATCACAGATGGCTTATTTTAATCACGCGTTTACCAAAGTTTTCTTAGGAACGCAAACAACAGCGGTAAATCCAAATGTCAATATGACTAATGGATTCATTACTGCAGCTGGTATTCCAACAGTAGCTCTTGCTAACACAATTGGTGCCGCAAATACTATTTATGGACCGGGATCTTATGGATTCTTTGATCCAAAAACTAATTTGTCAATTAATACTGCTTACTTTGGTAGTAACACATGTTGCCCAATTTACTTGGCTGCAGCATCATTGATGGCTAAAGATAAAATTGGTCCTTTCCACGGAGGGTACCAAGAGTCTAATAAGTCAAAAATGATTAACCCACGTTATGTACAAAACGTATATAAAGTGACAACTTGTGTTCCTCAACAAGCTGTAATCTCAATTGGTTATACACCTCAAACTGCTGTTCCAGGTCTTCCGGTAGATAACTTCCAATCAGGAACTGTACAAGCAAATTGCTGCTATACATTCTTATGTGGAGAAACATACTACTTAAGAATTGATGTTAAAGGTTCACCTGCATTACGTGCATTGAATCACAACGCTTACCAAACACTTTCTGCTTACACAGGATGTTGTTCAGGTCCTACTCCAACTGCAGTAGATCCTACTTTAGTTTATATTGAGTGGGCAAAACAATTGGTAATCAATAACTATCTAAAAGATTTTGTTGCTCCAGTAGTTTATGATTACACTGGTGTTGCTTGGTATGCTCCAGGAACAACTGTAACTTATGATGGAACTAACACTCCCGTTACTCCAGCACAATATTGGGATCTTTACCCTGCTTCTCCTCAAGCTGCTCTTTGGACTGATGCTCTTCCAACAACATGTCAAGCAGGTCTTCGTTTATTTGGAGCTTATGTTGAGACTAAATTTGGTAACTGTTCATTCCAAATTACTGACTTCTTTGAAAAAGAACCAGTACGTATCTATGCTTCATTGGTAGATTACAATGGTGACCCATGTGTATTTGAAGGTCTTTGTGTATACAATGACTGCCGTGGTGTACAAGGAATGGGCTTTGGAGAACAAGTAGTTCGTGACTTGATTTTATCTCAGTCTTACTTACAAAACTTCTTTGCTACTGATATTCGTATCAGGGAGATCACTCAAGGAGATCAGATCCTTGGTGCTGTAAACCGTAATGCGCTTTACACACGTTACTTTATCCTACACAGTGTTCCACGTTTCAATAACCCAACTGGGGTATTTGACAATGACCGTTACATGTTAGAGATCATTGTATCAGAAGCTAACCCATTAGTGCCGGTAGGTAACGCTGCTCTTGAAACTTTCTTAAATGCATGGTTGGCTGATTGTCCAAACTGTGTATCTCTAGAAACTCAAAGCTGTGTACGTTGCACTATTGTAGCTGACTAATAAGTTTCCTATCTAAAATATAAGGGAGAGTGAGATTCAATTTTCTCCTCTCCCTTTTTTTATTAATTTAGTTACATTAATTAAAAATGGCACAGCACGTATTAAGTCTAGAGGCTCCGGATACATTAAACAAATGCATTCTACGCGTTGTGGACACTTCAATTTATAATCCACTTAGTCAACCAATCTGTCCTCTATTACAGATAACACTCCCTGGATTTAAGATTCCAGTTCAATTTACAGATACTACTATTGCTCCCGGGTTTAATCTTAACCTAACAGCATGTGATCTAGAATTACAAACCACTAACTGTGGTACATCTTATACTGATTTACCGGATGGTATCTATATCATAAGATATAGTGTATCACCAAATGACCTAGTTTATGTAGAATATAATCACTTAAGAATAACTTGTGCTCTTAATAAGATTCAAGCTGTTTATTGTGATTTAGATCTTGGAACTTGTGATCCTCCAGAAAAAGTGAAAAACCTATTAAATGAAATTCGTTTAATACAACAATATTTATTAGCAGCAAAAGCTTATGTTGAATTCTGTCATCAACCAAGCAAAGGTATGGATACATACAGATATGCCTTAAAACTACTAAGTAAGATTACTTGTAGTAGCTGCTCTACTTGTTAAGCAACTAATAAACCAACATAATATGAGTACTTGCACA